GGTCCACGAAGTCCCGAAAAATCAAGTGATAACCGGTTGCAAGGGCCTTCGCAATTTTCCCGCTAGTGCCGGCGCGAATCCGCTCAAAACCAAGTTGCCGCCTGGCTTGTTTAGGTGTTAAGATGGACCTGTTAACTAAACAACCGGGCAGCCATGCAGCTCGACATCCTCTCTACGCCCGAACCGCTAGCGCTCAGCAGTTCAGCCAACCCATTGCTAACCACTGCGCCTGATCCCGTTGCCGATCCGGCAAGCATCGGCCAATCAGTGATCAAACGACCAATCCCTAAGCGCGAAATTCTAGACCTTCGCCGGATTGAATGCGCAACTGCAGCGGTTGCGACTCTAGAGCGAGATGGAATGGAACTGTTCGGGCTGACCAAAGGCCAGTTCAGCCTGACCGACATGATCGAAGCAATCCTCGTCAAAACCGGACCAGCAGACCTGTCAATCAGCACCTGGACTGCTGCCAACGGCGATGTAACGCGAATGCTAGAGCTGCTGCGCAGCGGTGCCATCCGCTCCTGTCGCTGGCTAGTAGACCTGACCTTCATGCGCCGATGCCCGCAACTGGCAGCCGAAATCCGCGCCAAGTTTGGCCATGATGCAATCCGAGTAACCAAAACTCACGCCAAGTTTTGCACAATCACAAACAACGAATGGCAAGTAGCGCTGCGCAGCAGCATGAACCTCAACCAAAACCCTAGACTAGAAAGTTTTCAAGTTGGCCACGATCCAGAGCTTTGCGCCTTTCTTTCTGGCGTAATGGATGAAATCTGGCAACGTCAAGCCAGAGGCGTCGCAGATCTAAGTAGCAAAGAAATCGCGGGCTGGTGGAATGACCAAGGCTGAACCTAGCGCAATTCAACGAAAGCCGCCGCCAGCGCTTGCCGTGGTGGATTGGCTGCTGACCGGAGCCTCTGAGCAGCAAGTGCGCGAAGCTCTAGAGCGAAACTATCCCGACGTGGACGCCAACGAAATCATGGGATCGGTAAAAGTGCATCTAGCGGCAGCCGGAAGTCCTGATGTAAATGCTGTAAAGGGATGGGCAATCATGGCGTACCGTAGCCTTTATCAAAAGATGTTAGCAACAGGCGATTATGACGGATGCAGAAAAGTAATTAAAGAAATAACTTTACTGGCAACGTAACGTGTTAATCACCCAAGCTGAGTTTGCCAGGCTGGCAGGTGTTAGCCGAAGCGCAGTAAAACAAGCAATTAACAATGCTCTAATCACAGCCGTAGTTGAGCAAAACGGTAAAACTTTAATTGATAAAAATAATGGACTGCAACAATATCAAGCCAATAGTCGGCGGCAAAGAAAACCAAAAACTGCGACGCCAGTGCCAACAACTCTTAATGCTAATCAAACAGGCCTTGAACTGTTGAGCTGGGGGCAAGCCGCAACAGAAACATTCGTAGGAAATGCGCCAGCAAAAACAGAACCAGCAGAGTCAAAGCCATCCAAGCCAGCGAGTGAAGGGCTCCCCGAATACGGCAAAAGCCGTGCCCGATCGGAATACGAAAAGGCCAACCTGCTGGAGCTGGAGCGCAAGACCAAGGAAGGGCTGCTGCTGCGCCGGGAGGATGCAGAGGCCGCATGGGCAGCAGCGGTGAACATCACCCGATCAAGAATGCTGGGCGTGCCGAGCACTGCGAAACAGCGCATCCCGCATCTGGAAATCGAGGAGGTGGAGCTGCTGACGGCATTGATCCGTGATGCCCTGGATGAGCTGGCGGCTGGAGAGGTGAGAGCATGATCACTGCTGACGTGCAGCAGCTGACCCGGCAGATCCTGGCGGGATTCAAGCCGCCGCCGCGGCTGAAGCTGAGCGACTATGCAGACCAGTTTGCGGTGATGACCGGCAACGCAGCCGAGAAAGGCAGATGGAGCACGCTGCCATATCAGCGGTCAATCTTGGATGCGTTCACTGATCCATCGGTGGAAACGGTGGCGATCATGAAGTCGGCGCGCGTCGGGTGGACGAAAATGCTGGGCGTGGTGGTGCAGCAGTTCAGCCACCAGGACCCGTGCCCGGTGATGATCGTGCAACCGGTCAAGGAAGACGCGGAAGGCTACAGCAAAGAAGAAATCAAGTCGCTGTTTGAGGACACCCCTTGCCTGCGTGGCCTGATCACAGAAAGCAAGGCGCGCAACACGGCGAGCAATACGATCCTGCTGAAGCAGCTCAGCAACGGCGGGCTGATCGACATTGTGAACGCGGCAAGCGGCCGATCGTTCCGCAGGAAGTCGAGGCGGGTGGTGCTGTTTGATGAGGTGGACGCCTATCCGCGATTGGATGAAGGTGACCCGATCAAGCTGGGGCGCAACCGGGCGGACTACTACTGGGACCGAAAGATTGCGCTAGGCGGCACGCCGATCTTCAAGGATGGCAAGACCGAGGAATGGTTCTTGCGTGGTGATCAACGCCGCTACTACGTGCCGTGCCCGCATTGCGAGGCCATGCAGGTGTTGCGGTGGGAGCAGATGCGAAAGGAGGGCGAGCACGCGGGGCAGTACGAATGCGAGAACTGCGGCGAGCTGATCCCCCACAGCAAGAAGCGCTGGATGGTGGAGCGTGGCGAGTGGCGGCCTACGGCTGAGTCACAGATGCCGGGTCTGGTGAGCTTCCATATCTGGGCGGCCTACAGCTATTCACCGGCAGCGGACTGGACGGTGGTGGTCCGGGAGTATCAGGAGGCGCTGGAAGCGATGCGCCGCGGTGATCCTGACGCGATGCAGACGTTCCACAACACCGTGCTCGGAGTGCCATGGGAAGACACGCTGGCGGGCAAGCTGACCGGTGATGGCCTAGCCAAGCGACGAAAGGACCTAGCGGCTGGCAATGGCTACGCGGTTGGCGTGGTGCCGTCTGGCGTGTTGGTGCTTACGGCCGGCGTTGACGTGCAAGGCGGTGGCGACACAGTAGGCGAACGGTTAGTAGTGACCATATGGGGATGGGGGCGCGGCGAGGAAGGCTGGCACCTGGGCCACTGGGAGATCGACGGCGACCCCCAGCGAAATGAGACACTGGACCAGTTGGATCAGGTAGCAGCGACGACTTGGCAGCGAGAGGATGGGAATCAGCTCAGGATGTCGATTGGCGGCATCGACGACGGCGGCATTGCGACACAAGCGGTGCGCGATTGGTGCCGCGGGCGGATCGGGAAGTGGGTGCCGATGAAGGGCGCGCCACAGAAAGGAAAGCCGCTGCTGGGTCGCGGCGTTGCGGTTGACGTAAACCGAAAGAATCAAACGGAAGTCAAGCGCGGAGTGCTGCTGTATCACGTCGGCTACGACGCCAGCATTCACCACCTGCAGGGCAGGTTGCGCAATGAGATTCCAGGCCCCGGATACCTGCACCTAGGCGAGGCAGCTACGGATCAGTTCCTGGATGAACTGTTCCCGTGGAAGCGGATGCCGAAACGCGACAAGGGCCAGACGACCTACCACTGGGTGCTACCGCCAGGCAGCAGGGACGAAGGAGGCGACTGCACCAGGATGGCCTATGCAGCGCTGCAACTGGTAGCCAGAAAGTACAACCGAACCACCTTCTGGGATCAGATGGAGTCAACCCTCGGCCAATCCTCCCCCCCCACCCTCACCGCAACCCCTCGCCGCCGCGGGAGCTGGCTGGGCAAGGATTAGCCGGCGTGCCCTGCGTAGGCTGCCGATATGAGATACACGACGCAGCAACTGACCGACCTGCGGGCGGCGATTGCCGAAGGTGCGCGCGAGATCAGCGCGAATGGTCGGAGGGTGGTGTTTCGTGATCAGGCTGAAATGCTGCAGTTGGAGCAGATGATGAGCGCTGAGCTGGAAGCAGGCGCGTATAAGCCTGCCCGCATCCTCGGTGCGTTTCGGAGGGCTTGATGGGACGTAAGCGCGAGGCGAAGCTACGGGAAGCGCTGGAGCTGGTAAAACGCCAGGCGGCGATTGAACACCTGCGGGCATTCGAGGCAGCGAAGCAATCACGCCGGACTGATAACTGGTATGTCAACGCGCGCGGCCCGAATGCTGATCTGCGGCTAAGCCTGCAGAGGATCGTCAACCGGCATCAGGACCTTGTGGATTCTGACCCGTGGGCAGCGAAGGCGATCAGCGTGGTGGTTTCAAGCTGGGTGGGCGATGGCATCATCGGCAAGCCGCTGAATGCCACGAAGCGCTATGGCGACACCTGGCGCGAATGGTCGGAGTCCACAGATTGCGACTGGGACGGACTGGGAAATCTGTACGCCAAACAGGCGCTGATCGCCCGAACGGTGGCGGTGCGCGGTAGCTGCCTGGTGCGTAAGCGGATCGTGCCGGAGCTGATCGACAAGGGCCTGCCGCCGCTGCAGCTGCAGGTGCTGGAGCCCGACTATCTGGACGCCAGCAAGGACGACGGGGCCCGGATCCGCTTCGGGAAGCAGTACCTCGAAAACGGCAAGCTGGAGGGCTACTGGCTGAAGCGCTCGCACCCTGGCGAAAGCGACTGGACGGCGGCGAGACTGACGAGCGACTTCGTGCCCGCCAGCGAGATCTGCCATATCTACGACGTGCGCCGGCCTGGCCAAGCCACCGGCGTCCCGTTCGGTGTGGCGGCGCTGCTGAAGCTGAGGGACGTGAGCGATCGTGACGCAGCGCAACTGCTGAAAGACAAGCTCAGCGCGTGCTTCATGGCATTCGTGGAGGATGCCGACGCTGAGGCCGCGACGATACCAGGGCAGACGCTGCTCGACACGCTGGAGCCCGGCACCATTGAGCAACTGCCACCGGGCAAGACGATCAAGCTGACGGACCCGCCCAGTAGCGGTGACTTCGTGAGCGTGCAGAAATACCACCTGCTGAGCATCGCCCAGGCCTATGAGATCACCTACGAATCGTTGACGGGTGATCTTTCACAGGTCAATTTCTCCAGCGGCCGCATGGGTTGGATGGAGATGCGTCGCGCGGTTGCCCGCTGGCGCTGGTCCATCATGATCCCGCAATTCCTGAACCCCCTGGCCGGCTGGTATCGGGACGCGGTGGCGATGGCCAACCAAGGCCGCGGCACGGCGCGATTTGAATGGACCCCGCCGATCACCTGGCTGACGGATCCGGCGCGGGAGATTCCGGCTTACGTCGATGCGGTGCGCGCGGGCTTCATGAGCCTGTCGGAGCTGCACCGCATGCTCGGCTATGTGCCAGAGATCGTCATTCAGGAGTTGGGCGAGGACTTTAAGCGCGCCAGGGATGCGGGGCTGGTGCTGTCGGTGGATGTAGCAGCAGGCGGCGGGCTGACTCCATCGGCAATACAGCAGGCCGGCGGCAACCCGCTGGCAAATCTGCCGAACACAGAGAATGAATCAGAAAATCCGATTGCATAGGCTGTGAGCATGGAAGCCAGAGACCTGCAACGGATGGCGCTTTTGGCGCCAAACAGTTGGGATGAAGAGACGCGCTCTGCGCAGATCGTCATCTCTACTGATGCCGATGTTGGCGATGGGTTCCGGCTGCTGCATGATCGCGCTTCGGTGCGATTCCCAGGCCGGCCGATCCCCGCGGACTATGACCACAAGCGCAGCTCAGAGTCAATCTGGGGTGCGGTGACGGATCTGGCGCTGGAGCGATCCAGCGACGGAACCACCTCACTGGTTGGCCGCGTGATGATCGACGGGCCCGAGGAAGCGGTGGCCATTGCGCTACCACGTTTCCGAACGGGCAGCGCGCGATTCTCTGTTGACGCCAGGCTTTATACCTGGCGGGAATCAGCAGATGGAATGCTAGAGGCCACCGATTGGGAGCCTCAAGTTGTATCGCTGGTCGCTGCTGGCCAGGATCCGCATGCCGTGATGCGCGGCGACCAAACCACTCAGGGAGACCCCCCGATGACTGTCGAGAATCAGGCCGGGGGCGACCCGGTGACCAATGCTGAGCCCATCGCCGCAACCACTGCGCCGGCGCAAGCTGAACCCGCTGTTGAGACGGTAGAGCGCAGCTCTGCTGATGAGAGGCTGGAGCTCGCCGTTCGGCGTGCCGCCAGTGAAGCCAAGCTCGATGAGCCAACCGTGCAACGCATCCTCGCCGAGCACAAGGGCCGCCCGCAGACCGAGGCGGTGATCGCCGTGGTGCGTGAGCACGCCCGCCGGGTGGAGGATCGCGCTCCCGCCCATGCTGGCCATCCGGCTCGGGTTGAGGTGACCCGCGACGCAGGCGACACCCTGGTTCGCAGCTTCAATGATGAGATTGAGCGCCGGGTGGGCGTGCTCAAAGCCCCGACCGATGCCGGCAAGCAGGTGCAAGACCACAGCCTGCTGGAGATGGTGCGCAGCTACCTGCAATCACGCGGGACCGACACCATGGGCATGAGCAAAAACGAGGTGATTCGCCGGGGCTTCCACAGCACCAGCGACTTTCCGCTCCTGTTTGCCAACGTCGCCAACAAGCGCCTCTTGGCCGCTTATGCGGAAGAGGTGCAGACCTGGCGCCCGCTGGCCCGTCAGCGCAACCTGCCCGACTACAAACAAATCTCTGATCTGCAGATCGCCGGTCAGGTCGTGCCTGAGAAGATCCTCGAAGGCGGTGAATACAAGGCCGCCACCCTGACCGAAGGTCGGGCCACCTGGAACCTCGCCACCTATGGCAAGAAAATCACCGTAACAAGGCAAGCGATCATCAATGATGACCTGGACGCTCTGAGCCGTGTTCCCGAGACCCTCGGCCGCGGCTGCCGCATGCTGGAGTCCAACCTGGTGTGGGATCTGATCACCAACGGATCACTGGGCGCCACCGTTTCGCTAGATGGCCAGGCGCTGTTCCACAGCAGCCATAACAACACCTTCACCGGTGCCACCTCGGTGATCGGCATCCCCGGCATGAGTGAGGCAAAGGTCAAATTGCGCAAGCAGGCAGATCTGGCTGGCAATCGCCTGAGCCTGAGGCCCGCCTACATGCTGGTGCCTCTGGAGCTCGAAGCCACTGCCCTGCAGTTCTTGTTCCCGACCGGGTATGCTCCGGCTGCCCTCACCGGCGCAAGCGGCCCCAACCCGTTTGCCGCTGGTGTTGAGCTGATTGTTGAGCCCCGGCTCAGTGATGACAGCACCGCCTTCTGGTATGTGACCGCTTCGCCCAACCAAGTGGAGATGATCACGTTCGGCTATCTGGCCGGCGAAGAAGGCCCGACGATCACCACCACCGAAG